AATACTCTTACTACTTCTAACAAACGTAATACTTACAAAGGTTTAAGGCGAGGTGTATCTATAGATATAGATCAGTAGGAGTAAAGACGATGGAGCGAAGCGATAGGAGGAGTAGCGGTTTACTAATACTTATGTATTTACACTAACTACCACAGCACTAGTGAATATTTGTTATAGTAGTAAGAGTAGTATTAAGACCACAGTAACGCTTTGTTACTTTTAAAGCTTCTTTTGTGAAAGCTATCAGTGAAGCTGTCTAACTCTTGTTGTAGTAGCTCTTGCTTACGGTCTACCATGTTTTGGTTAACGTCTGCTGCCATCTGTTGTACCCAATAAGCTACAGCTATAGAAAGAGCGTCTAAACGGTCGTCATGCGTCAGACTGTTCTTCTCTCTTGTTATCCTAGACAGTTGGTAGAACAGCATATACTTCGTCTGTATCTCTATAGGGTAAGCCTGAGCAGACTTATAGTCTAACGTTATAACAGAAGGATCAAACACCAGCCTGTGAGCATTTAGTACAGGTTCCATCACATCGACTATCCTAAGCTCCTTCTGTTTGTTATGTCTTACTTCTTCTATTGTTACCGGGTAAGTGGTACGAAACAGTGGCTTAATCAGCTCCATAAACATACCGTCACCAAAGTTAGACTCTATAACTACTTGGTTAACTTTGTTATGTTTAGCTATACCGACAAGTTGTTGTAGGGTTTGTGTATCGTAACCACCCCTCAGTCCACCAGCGTCAGGAACATACAGCTGACCGTTCAACATCTTTACCACAGCGTACCCCGTCTCATCTTTACCTCTACCACTAGGGTCAATAGATAACACAGAACCAGTGTACGGTATCATATCTCCTACTGTTTTAAGGGGTCGGTGGTAGCGGTCAGCCCGCAGTCCCACATTAGGTAGGTCTCTGTCAGCAAAGGTAGGATCAGATGTCCACATTACTTTCTCAGGAGCTACATCCACATCTACATCCATGATAATAAGGTCGTTAATCTTTAAGGGGTAGCGGTCAGCGTCAGACAACCTAGGGTTAAGCATGAACTGCAAAGCATACCCTGTCCTGCCGTACGACATCTTCCTCTCTTCTAGGTCAAGGTCAGAGAACCTTAGAGGCTCTGTAGTCGTACCTTCTGTCTCTTCTGTTGTGTTATCGCCTATAAAGGGTGCTAGATCGTCTCCGTAGTGCGAGGCAAGGGTAGACAGCTGTGGATACTCAGAAGGCCATATACGGGCGTTGTAGCCCCTGTCTCGCAGTTTGTTATAGATAGAGTCTTCGCACTGCGGAGTACCAAGGAAGAGGATACGGGAGGAGTCCAGTGGTTTAACAATAGCTTCAAACTCCTTTACCTGTTCATCTAGCTTGTCTCTCATACCTTGTGTAGCAGAGTTGTTAGGTACTTCTATGTCGTCAGCTACGATGATGTCAGCACGAGACCCGGTAAGCTGTGACGATATACCCAGTGACTTAACAGAGGGAGCGTGAGCAGCAGGTGCAGGGCCTACATCAAAAGCTATCTTACTGAATCGTTGGTTCTCGTTAGGTATGAGTCCTTGAAGAATAGGTATGTCGTGTATGATTTTCAAGGTAAAGGTAGAGAAGTCGTCTGCTCTGTTTTTACTGGCAGATACTACAAGGATGTTAAGAGCAGGGTCTAGCAGTAGCTGATGTACTACATAGGCACTACATATCCAACTCTTACCTACTCCTCGAAACGCCATGATAACAGACCTCTTAGGGCCGTGCTGCATATAGTCAGCTAGGTCATACTGCAAAGGAGTAGGGTCAGGCAGGTTAAGATGCTTCCATATAATGTACAGGAAGTTCTTAAAGTTCTTTAACTGCGGTGGTATCTCTATAGGTGTAGGTGCTTTCTTAGTCTTCATTGTTATATAAAGTAAAAGAGTCGCTCCCGGTTTAACTCAGAAGCGACTCCTTATTGGTGTATGTAATCTGAAACAAAGAGTAGGTGTTACTTGCCGATTTGCCGTTGAACCTCTGGGTCTTCTAAAAAAGGTAGAGCTTCGATTTTCAAATCATTTAGAGGAGTTCCTTCTTCGGACATACACTCAACACGATTATCCTTTAGAAACTTAATCACACAATTAATCAATGCAGGGTTGTACTCCTCGGTGGCCTTCATGAACTTAACAGCATCTGATAACAGATCAGCCGTCTGTCCATGCATCTTACCTAGTTCTTTGAATGACTTCATACGTTGTTGTTGTTATTTATCTCTCAGTAGCTGGTCGTGGTCACCGAATCCGTTCATATTGTTCAAGATTCTAGTGATCCATGAATGTAAAAGAGCCGAGGTGCTGACACCCAAATCTGATGCGATGCCAGCGACCTCCCTCTTTTGCGAGCTAGTGAGACGAAAATTAATAGGAACTAATGTATCCTTTTTCTTTTTCGCACTCATTGTTAGCTATTTATTAATGTTTAAGTCTTACGCCATTGCAGCTGTAAAGTCAGCCAATGAACCAAGATTGTTACCGTCTCCAAGAACAACGTCGTTAGCTTTAACGTCGATCAACTCAGCACTTCCGTCGTCTCCACTGATGTCAGTAGAAGAAGAAGTAGCGGATGTTTTGTAGAACGCAAACTTGTCGATACCTTCGTCGTATACAGCAGCGATGTTTCCACCGTCACCAGTACCACGTTCAATGATAAGACCAGCGTCGTTCGAGTTGTTAGTTGAACCAGCAGCACCGTCGTTGATCAAAAGAATAGAGTCTTTGATCTCGGAGTTGGTGGTTTGTACGGAAGTAGTTGTACCGTTAACAGTTAAGTTACCGCTAAGTACAAGGTTTGTTCCGCTTACGTCTCCTGTGAAGGAAGCACCGCTAAGGTTAGCTTTAGCAGCGTCAAGAGCAGATTCAGCAGCACGAGCAGTCGAAGCTTCAGCGTCAATGTTAGACTGAAGAGTTGTGTCAGCAGATGATCTAGCAGTAGCTTCACCACTAACAGCAGCGATACGAGCAGTTTCTTCAGCGTCGATATTGGACTGTAAAGTCGTATCAGCGGAAGTTCTGGCTGTTTCTTCGTCGTCAATGTTTGTTTGAAGCGTGGAGTCAGCAGCTTGACGGGCAGTCTCTTCAGCATCAATGTTGCTTTGGAGAGTAGTGTCAGCACTGGATCTTGTGGAAGCTTCACTGTCGATGTTCGACTGAAGGGTAGTGTCGGCAGATGCACGAGTACTTGCTTCAGAAGAGATAGCGTCAGCGTTAGTTTTGATCTGTTGGTCAAGAGCTTCGTCAGCTCCAACCAAAGTACTTACAGAAGTAATGTAGTTGGTAGAACCGTTAGCTGTGTACGAACCACCTGCACCAAGACCAGCACCAGTTTGAGTAGCGTCAAGCTCGGATTGAAGAGCGGAGTCAGCGGATGCTCGGCTGCTTGCTTCTGTGTCAATGTTGCTCTGTAAGGTAGAGTCAGCAGATGAACGACTTGAAGCTTCGCTGTCGATGTTGGATTGCAACGTTGTATCAGCACTTGCACGGGTCGAGGCTTCCGAATTGATGTTAGTTTGTAACGTCGCTTCAGCAGCTTCCGCACGTGTTGTTTCAACGGCAATAGCACTCTTGGTCGACTGACCAATTTGATAGAATATAGATGATGTATCTGGCATATTATTAGTATTTAGTTAGTTAGTGATTATAATAAAGCGTCGTATTTACGCAGTACCGTCAGAGATAATTTCTACCCAAGCAGAACCGTCCCACACGATAATCTTATTAGTGTCCGTCTCAAAGTAAGTCTTACCAGCAGCTGGCGAAGCGGGACGGGTGGATGATGTAATTAAGTCTAGTTTAGCCATGATGATTTATTCTTCCTCCATTGGTGCAGTCCAAGCTTCTCCTTCTAATACAGTAAGCATAGCTGAGTAACTCAGTGTGTCTTTACCGTACAAGCAACGAGGTTTAGCTCCTTCGTATTTAACAAAGGTTTCATCCCCTGCTACATTGTATCTTAGTGTATCTCCTGAAGTCTCAAGCACTTCGTCAAAGTTGACGGATGAAACATCAGCAGCGTTTATTATAACATATTGTCTATCGCTCATAATTATTAGTAAGGGTTAGGAAGG